GTGAAAGTCACACTCTTCTGTAAACCTACAGGTTCAGGCACTTTAGAATCTTCCACTATCTCACCTTGGGCTTCCAAATTTATAAGAGGCTGCTCCTCTTCTTCAGCGGCTATAGAAGGGGTTTGAACAACACTGTGGGACAAAAACATACGCATTGGATTTGTAGAATAACCATAAAAATTAAAATCATCTCCGGCTGAAATATAAACATTAAAAGAAACATCAGAAACAACTGATCCATTCACCACCAAAGGTTGCGCTAAATAAACATAATACATACCCATCTGAGAGGCCATCAACGTATGATCTAAAGTGTTAGGTAAAACATCAGTAGGAGCAGCATAAGGTAAAACAACTGTCTGCACTTGCCCTCCAGCGGAAAACTCTAGAGTATCGGTCATTAAATTGGGAATAGACTGCAAATTAGGATACTGATTTAAACCATTTTTCCGAAGAGAATAATCCCTAGCTACAAGTAATTTACAATAATGGAAATTAGACATCACAGACTGAATGTGAATCTTAATGCTCCCCTTCCAAAAACGAGTGAGATAATACATAGTTTGAAAAAGATTATCCCACCCTTTTGTGGTAATGACTTCTCCAGCAGTATTCGTATAAATATAGGAATTTTGCTGTGAAACCGGACACATGGGTCTTGCCCAACAAATAGTGCCGGTAGGGTCTGACGCATTAATTCGAAAGGTACCAATTAATTGAGGTTTAGTTATAATCTCTCTCATTAACATTTCATCTCTCTCAGTATCAAACAAATAATCGGAACATATCCGATCATACTCACCATATGGATCCATTTTCTCGAACTGCTTAGGCATATCTACAATATTAGGCATCTGTCTTGCTACAACATGATCCTTAGTTTGAATATTAGGGTAATTATTCGCATCCAAACCAGTATATCGGGTAATCAAAGAACGAGTGACGTCCAATATATCTGAAGCCGTATTCCGAGCAACATTGAAAGTGGTATCTAAAAAACTAGAAGCAGCTCCTTGAACTCCAGAAACAAAACCCTGAGCTACCAAAGTAGGTACAGGTTCATAAGTTGGGTCTGTATGAGGAATATAAAATTCCATATCTTCATACTCGGCATGAACGGAAAACGATAAAGTTGTAGAAGAACCCGCGGGCCCTTCTAAAGGATTAAGTACAACTGCCAAAACTTGAGCATAATTGCCAAATGAAAAATTGGGTTGAATAGTTAGTTGATCCAAATCACACTTACCCAGTTTAGTATTGAAGTAAAACGGCACCTCCAAACTAACCGCAGTCGACTCATTAGCAAAAGCAAACACATGAGGACCAGCCATCAACGAATTGACATCGGCATTCGGAATAGGAGTCGGGGCTCCAGCAATTCGAAATCCAACCGGTTGAGCTGCAAACAAAACACACCCTTGATGCATGGGTGTTCCAGCAATCTGAATGGTTAAACGAATTTTACATCGATACAAAACTGAAGCAAAGAACGGCAACTTGGCCAACGTACTTAAAAAGAGAGAACTTGGGACATTAAATCCATTTACAAAATCACCTCCAAACGTCTGAAAAAGTTCTGTTCCTTTAATTTGAGAAGTAGCCCAAGGAACAGTAGATATATAATAGGGCTTGTTTAAAATACGCGTATAATCCATGGCTAGTTCTTGAGGAACACAAGCTAGCTTAGGAAATTTAGCGTACATACGCTCAGGTTCTATAGCTGAGCGCGCTTTAATTGAGGAGAAATATTTATTCACTGTCTCCTTCATTCCAGTGTCTTCATTATAATTATAAGTATTATTTGCTGTGGCATTATTTTATAGATAGGGATACAAACCACAATAAGTATCAATAACCCATCTCCTTAAATTATAAAATATTAATAAGTCAGTCGCTCTTTTCCATTTAAGGTTCGGAAAAGATTATAACGCAATATATAACTTAAAAATACAAATTTGGTTCCCCAAAACTGACCGGGACTGAAACATTTTCATCTGCATAAACAGATTTCATATATCCCATAGACAGCCTGTTATAAGGTACCTTAAACTTATCCAACCTTTGATAAAAATCGGATAATAAAAATTCTCTATCACTATGTAAATAAAACTCTCGCTGTGCTGCGTGAATCTTATCTTGTAAAACACTTAACTGGTCCTTTCCAGCCATGTAATACGAGAGAGTGTTTTGAATCACTCGCAACTCTAACGGACAAACCACCTTCTTCAATAAATTATGGTAAACAAAAGATCGTTTTAAAAAAGTAACTTCGGAAATATCTTGGAATGGAACAACAATTGGTTTCTTAACTGAATCGGTAAAACCCATATTAACACTTTCAAAAAATTCTTTCATAGTAATGGCATTCAAAGTATCGTGATGTTTTCTCACCACATTTAATTTATCATCCCCGTAAACAAAATCATCTACAGACTTCCAAAAATCAACTATGGTCGGATTTTGCACATTACGGAAATACCAAATAGCAGTGTACAGTTTATTAATAATACTATTCATAATAGCGGTTAAATAACTCCCAGAAGGCATAGAATGTGTTGTTAAAAAAGTATCTTTTCCTATAACGACAAGTGAATTAGTCAATGTGCCTACTAAAGCCCACAACAAATTCTTATTATTACTCGTGCTCTTATCAACTAAGAATTCGGCAAGTAACTGCTGAAGTTCGGCATTCATACTTCCATCCCAATTCTTAATATCCCCAGCAAAAACCTTGCCGGTACACAAACTTTGATAAATGCTAGGCCACTCTTTTATCGGGTTGCAACCTACCATAATTTTATTAAACCCTCTATTTTGCATAATATGCTCAACCAATCTACCAAAATACTTTTTAACTAAAAACTGCTGAGACAAAGTACCAATTCGAAAACTACGAGGTACCCCTTCTTTTTCCTCATTACGCAATTCGTCTTTCAAACACTCCTGCCAAACCAGGTGCTGCCAATCCACGCTACCTTGAGTCGCTTTACTCTCTATCTCCTTCAAAATTTCTTCAAAATGAGGAGTAGGAACACCCTGGTCAAAGTCGATATACTTAGATTTATCTTTATCAAGCCCAAACCCATTTGAGGAATCTTTATTTAAACCCGCTAGTAGCGGTGTTCCCACTACAACTTCTTTTGAATTCAAAACCCCAAAATCATCTATAAAAGAATCCAAAACCAAACGACAAAAACGAATTTCTTTATCTTTCAAGGCCACACAAGGAGTAAAAGATTTCTTGCTAACTTCCTTTAAAGTATCTGATCCAAATTTCTTTAAATCAGCAGGAAATCGATCAACTGGATAAATACCGTACAAAGCGGAATCAACCAAAGAGGAATTATCTGGGGTGTGCGACTGTAACCCTGTTTGATAAAACTGTACCACACTACTATTCCCTCTTATTTTATCAGAAAATTCAAAATCCAATTTAACAACAGGTTTATTCTTCTCCATTATTTCTCGCAAACTACTTAAAACACCGCCACTAAGCATAGTGGCAACCCCAAAATCTTCAACTACGTGACCCGCTACATGAATCCCTAAAATACCTCTAGAAGTGGAAAACAAAACGGAACCACATAATCCATTAGCTTGAACATCATAAGTCATATAGTCGGGCTTTGTGGTGTATTTCTTAACATAATCCCCAAATCTAAAACTATACTGGCTCACCGAACCCAAAGTCTTTGGGACATCTATTTTACGAAAACCCATCCCTGAAATCAAATAAAATTGCTCTTTGTTGGATGAACTCTTACCAAACCACTGTGAAACCGATTTAAAAGGACTTGGAAAATTCTTAGGTAACGAATATAAAGCAATATCATATTCGTTATCAATAAATTCTCTTTCAATGCTAGTATACTCCAACCAAACATGGTTGGCTTGCTTGTCTCGATAAATCTTAATCTTCATTTCTTCTGCAGGACTAAGGTGAGCAGGCAACAAAACCATCCTTCCGCTAACCAAGCACTGACACGACATCTCAACATCTTCGGCACGAATAGAACACTCATAAACATTTTTCATTACGGCTTCAACAGAGTTATGCTCACCAACAGCACTACGAGTAAATTTTTCTCCTTGCCCTTGCAAATCCTTAGTAGATTTATCTGAACAACTCCACGCATAAACAGCATAGACTATAAGAGCTGCGATCACACACAAAGCACCACCCATATAAAACTTAAACCGCTTAGAACTATCAGAAATGCTCTTCCAAACAGTAGTATCTCCCCAAGAATCCAACAAAGCCAACAATTCATCTTTTAACACATCAAAAATAATAGAACTAATATCAGAACCAAAGAAAGAAAAGATCTTCTTAGGAGTTTTAAAAACATCCATCATATCCATCAAACCTTGAGATTTTAAATGGTTACCTACAGGCAACTTTACAACATCCTCTTCGGCTGACAAATATTCGTCATCCTGTTTAATCTTTTTACCCACCGTAAAACTGATAGGCAAGTCCAAACTAACGGAAACGGGAGCGGACATGCTACTCTCTGCAGGATAAAAAATATCACGCACAATGTCTTTAATTTCAGACAAGTTCTTAACTTTTATTTCTTCAGGAATAATATGCCCTTTCTGGATACTCCTCTTTTTTAACTCAAAAGCTTTAACAATCGAACCCATCCACACGCGCAAACCTTCC